TATGTGTGTTATCAATGATGTTATTTACTGGGGAGACACACCGGAGGACTTGGCCAGTAACCATGGTATAAATCCTGAAGAGTGCAAATCTGTAACATTCATTGCCAGTAAACTTGAGGATAACAAAATCCTGATGAAGTCGGATCCATCATACTTATCCAACCTGAAGGCAATGACAGAGGTGGATATGGAGAGATTGCTATATGGAAACTGGAAGATAAAGGCACAGGCAGGAAGATACTTCAAGAGGACTCAGATTCCTATTGATGGGTATTACGAGAAGATTCCGGATGATGTTATTTATTGGTGCAGAGCATGGGACTTAGCGGCAACCGATGAAGATGAGAATGGAGATGCAGACTACACAGCAGGAGTTCTCATCGGAATAAGGAAAAACAACAGATACATTGTTGCTGATGTTATCAACAAGCAAGTCAAGGCAGGAGATGTGGAAAAACTTATCCGCATGACTGCCATTTCTGATAGAAAGAAATATGGATTCAGTTATAGGGTTAGGATTCCGCAGGATCCAGGTGGTGCAGGAAAGATTGTTGCAAAGCAATATCTCAATGGATTATCAGGATTCGATGTAAAGGCTGAACCTGTTTCCGGAAGCAAGGAACTCAGAGCGACACCATTTGCGGCACAGTGGCAAAACGGATTCGTTGATGTGTTGATTGCGGAATGGAATGAGATGTATTTTAGCCAGTTGGAGTCCTTCCCTGAATCAAAGCATGATGATATGGTCGATGCCTCTTCTGATGCGTTCAATGAACTTACAGAAAGTAGATTCGATATAGATTCTCTACTATAGGGAGAATAAATAAAGCAACCACTAAGCCTGGACCACAGGCTTTTTTGTTTGCGGAAAGGGGAAAAGTTAGTGGAAAAAAATAAAATAGAATTACTCAATAGAATCAATCAAGCCTGTCGAGGGGCAAAGATATTAGATTCTCTGCAAGGTTCATTTCGTGGGGATGGATATACCAATCTCCTAAACAAGTACGGAACAGCACAGGACAATGGCACAAGCTATAGCTATGACCAAGAGAAATATGTGAATGATTCCGAGCTAATCAATCTGTATGAAGGGAACGGACTGTTTGCCAAGATTATAGACAGGCCTTCAGATGAATCAGTAAAACATGGTTTAGACATTGACTACGGAGATGAGAGCATATCCGAGTATGTGGAGGAAAGGCTTGACGATCTGGACTTTGAAGATAAGTTCTCTACTGCTGAGAAATGGGCAAGGCTATATGGAGGCTCAATCATTGTTATGTTGTGTAACGATGGTGGAGGATTGGAAGAACCTCTTGACTGGGACAAAGTAACTTCCATTGATGAACTTGTTGTTTTTGAGAGAGCTGTCGTGACGGAGGATTATTCCGGAATCTATAGATATGGGATTGAAGAAACCCTTGATGATGAAGTTCCGATCGGACAGCCAATATACTACCATGTAAATTCTGTCCATGGTTATTTTACTGTTCACTATACCAGGTGTTTACTATTCAGGAATGGAAGATTACCTGAACAGACAACAAGCTCCCTTTATAGGCACTGGGGTATGCCTGAGTATGTGAAAATCAGAGAGGCACTTAGGGAATGTGTTACTGCCCATTCTAATGGCACGAAGCTATTGGAAAGGTCGGTACAGGCCATTTACAAAATGCAGAACCTTGCATCATTGTTAAGCTCTGAGAGTGGAGAGGACAAGGTATTGCAAAGGCTTCAGGTTATTGATATGGCACGAGGAATCCTGAACTCTATAGCGATAGATGCCAATGGAGAGGATTACGATTTCAAGACTTTGCCAATGTCCGGGGTAAAGGATGTTATTGATACCACTTGCAATATGCTTTCTGCTGTTACCAACATTCCTCAAACCATTTTGTTCGGTCGTTCTCCTGCCGGAATGAACTCCACCGGAGATAGTGACCTAGAGAACTACTACAACATGGTAGAGAACATACAAAAGCAGAATATGAAGAAGAATATAAGAACATTGATTGACTTGATTTTGAAACAGGGATTCCTTGAAGGTGATATTCAGGATATTCCTAAGTTCAAAGTCAAGTTTTCTGCATTATGGTCCCTATCAGATACAGAGCAAGCAGATATTGCACAGAAGAAGGCACAGACAGAACAAATCAAGGCTCAGACAGCACAGGCCTATATTGATGCAGGAGTTTTGGATGCTTCTGAAGTGCGGAGGTCACTCGCTACCGAAGGAGAGTTCGAGATTGAGGAGGTTATTACGGAAGATGATATTGAGCTTCCTGAAGATACCTTTTCTCCAATCGAAGAGGAGGGAAATACTGATGATACAGAACTAGAGGTTAAGACTGAGGTTCAGACAGATGGAGATTGCCAAGCGGCGGCAGTGTTGGTTATCAAGGATGGAAAGATTCTTTGTGGAAGGCGTACCGGAACAGATATGCTTTGTGGTCCTGGAGGACACATGGAAGATGGTGAGTCCACAGAAGATACAGCAGTTAGAGAAGCCATGGAGGAGTTCAACATTGTTCCCCTAAACATTATCCCCTTAGGGCGTTGCGAAGCTTCCTCAGAAGCATATTGCGATTCTATGGTATATTTCACAGACCAATACACCGGAAAAGAAAAAGCTGATGAGGTTGAGATGAGCGATGTTCAGTGGTTATCCATTGGAGAGCTGATGCAGGCTAATTTGTTTCCACCTTTCAAAAAATCATTGATTCTTCTCACTGATTTATTAGATAATTTATTGACCTACAGGGATGGCTCTGCTACGCTAAACGCACCTGAAACCATTGAAACCTACGATGCTGAAGATGAGGAATGGGAATGTACCAATTCAACAGCATTTGATGGAGGCAAAGGTTCAGGGAACTTTGGACATAAAGGCATCCATGGTCAAAGGGGAGGTTCAAGTTCTTCTCTAGGATGGAGCGAAGATTTCCCAAAAGTTTGTGTTCAGACAAATGGTTCAAAGATGAAGTCTCATCCGGGGTATCAGGAGGCAAAGCACGGAGATTATGATTCTGCTAAAACTCTTGTAAATGATGTTATTAAGCCTGATAGAGTAAAACAACTTGCCGAAGCTTATCCGGATGCGGTTGTTGTACCGGTTAGGTCAAGCGGCAAAGACAGTAATCAAATCCCTGTAGCTTATGCTGATGCAATAAGTAAAGCAGGAATACCGGTTGATAAAGGGATTGTGATTACAGAAAAAGCCAACAGGACAGGATCTAGTGAGCTTAATAGGCTTGTTTCAAAAAATAAGCTTGAAGGTGAGGTTAAAAAAGGGCAGAATTACATCATTGCTGACGATGTTGTTACAAGCGGAGCAAGCATCAATGAATATCGCAAGTACATCGAAAAGAATGGTGGAAAAGTTGTTGCTTCCACAGCATTATGTATGGGGCAACAAGGAAGTAACCAAATCGCACCAAAAACAGAAACACTGGATAAGGCCATAGAAAAGCATGGTAAGCCTCTTTTGAAGGAGGTATGTAAATCCATAGGGGTAGGAGAGCTAGAGTCCCTTACAAATTGGCAAGTGAATTACTTGCGAAGCTGTAATGAGGCAACGCTCAAAAAACTGATTAAGGAAGGTGAGGGATAAGATATGAGAGTGATTGTTTGTGGAGGTAGAAACTTTCAGGATAAGGAATATTGCTTTGAAAAGCTTGATGAGATTATTGGACAGCTCGATGATGTTGAGATTGTATCAGGCCATGCTAAGGGAGCAGATACCTTTGGAGAGGAGTATGCCCTTCAAAATTCACTCAAGGTATCAGTGTTCAAACCTGACTGGAAAAAATATGGAAGAGCCGCAGGTCCCATCCGGAATAAGGAGATGTATCAATATGCCCTTAGTGATAAGCCAATGGTAATTGCCTTTTGGGACGGAAATAGCAAAGGAACCAAAAGCATGATAGACATAGCTTCAAAGGATGGTGCAAAGGTCCATGTAGTATCAATTTAAGATAACATTGCTTAAATGCAGTCGAGAAATCGGCTGTCTTTTTTGTTGGAGGAAATTATGGATGAAAAACTATTGCACAGCCTACTCATGGAAAAGGTCGGTAAGAAGTTCTATGGGCATAAAATCCTAAAGAGCAAGTATATCCCTCAAATTCCACAAGGAGCCGAGAGGGAATATATCCGGCTAACAAGAGCATATATGGGACTTTTGAAGAGTGAACTCGAAGCAACTCTTCCTGAACTCAAGGAATCCTACAAGAAGAATAGGGATGAATCAGTAAGGTATGATGCTGATACAGACCTTATGCTGAAGGTTAATGAGCTATTTACCAAGATGAAAAGTGAGCTTCTCCAAAAGACTGCAGGTTTTGGTCTTAGGAGAAAGCTTGAGAACCTTGCGAATCTCAATCGAAAGCTCACTGTGAAGGAATGGAAAAAAGCTATCAAAGCAACTTTAGGGATAGACATTTTCGAGGATTACTACATGGGGGAGTTTTTTAAGGAGAACCTTCTGAAGTGGGCTATTGATAATGTTGAACTGATTTCCACTATTCCGGATGAAACCTTGGACAAAATGAAAGAGATTGTATTTGAAGGCTATTCCAACGGAAGAACCACCACAAGAATGGTTAAGGATATTCAGAGAGCATATAAGGTTGGCTTAAACCATGCAAGGCTGATAGCGAGGGATCAGACTGCAAAACTCAATGGACAAATCCAAAAAGCCCAACAACAGGATGCAGGAATCAATCGTTATATATGGTGTACCAGTGGAGATGAGAGAGTTCGAGAAAGTCACAAGGCCATGAATGGCAAGATGTTCAGTTGGGACATTCCACCTACCAATTCGGACGGAAGAGCTTGCCATCCTGGAGAAGATTTTCAGTGTCGATGTATTGGCAGACCGGTGTTTGATAGAGATACATTAAGCTTGCCTGTTGACGAAAGCATTGATGTGAAAATAACTAAAAAATATCCGTAAAACATTTGACAAATGGATAGGTTATGCTACCGTACGCCTATCAAACAAATAACCATTTACGGAGGATAATGAAATGAACGAAGAAAGAAATAAAAAACTCATCGAAGAACTTGTTGGAGTAATTGTTGAAATTGAAGATGATTTCCCCACAGTTGAGAGATTGCTCAGAAAAGCAGGAATGACCGAAGAGGAGATTGATAAATACCTCTACAACGAATAATCCTATATGGTTCTTGAATGAAAGAGTCTTGTGAAAGCAAGGCTCTTTTTTGATTCCCAAAGTAAAGGAGGAGGCAAATGTGCAACGGAGAAGGGTATACAGACAGGACAGCAGACATTGCGGTAGCCCATGTAATGAAAGAGGGGAAGAAGAAAAAAGGAGGAAAGCACTATGGAGATAAGAGATGCACCAAAGTTAAGAGAAGTCAAGCGGCTAGACAGCATAAGACTTGATAGGAATGATTCAACATATTTCACGGATGAAGGGTATTTGGTAGACCATCCAATCCTAACATCATGCGGAATATTTGAATATACAAACCCTGATGGCAGTGTGAGAAGGGAATTGCGTTTGCCTGAGTATGTTTTTGATGAGGAATCGCTAAAGACATACAAAGGGAAGCCCATCATCATTACCCATGATGCCGGTGTCGTTGACAAGAGCAATGTGGATAGGGAACAAGTAGGAACAATCCTATCTGAAGGCACTAGGGACGGAGAAGATGTGAGGGCTGAAATCATCATTCATGATACGGATGCCATGAAGAAGAGTGGACTCAAGGAACTATCATTAGGATATAACCTTGTGTTGCTTGAGGAACCAGGCGTTTGGAATGGAGAACACTATGATGCAATTCAAACTCAAATTGTTATCAATCACCTTGCTATTGTCGCATCCGCAAGAGCCGGAGAACAGGCTAGGCTGAATATCGACAGTAGTGAAAAAAACCTATTAAGAGGAGGAAAAAAGATGAAGATTAAGAACACTCGCAGAATTGATGGCGAGTCCTTAACTCCTGAAGAGCTTGAGCAGGCAATCAAGGAGTATAAGGCAAAGAGAGCTGAAGAGGCAGTTGATTCCGAAGAGGAAGTTGTCGAGGATGTAAAGTCCGATGATGAGTCTCAGGAGGAAGAGGCTGTTTCTGCTGATGAAGATGATACTCAGGAAGGTAGTACCCCTGAAGATATTGCACAGCTTGTAAAGGACCGCAAGGATCGTAGAGACAATGAGCCACAGGATGAGGATGCTAAGAAGGTTATCGCTGAACAGAATGAGGATATTGATATGCTCTTAGCGGCACTTGAAAAGCTCATTGCTGAGACTAAGGCCAACGCCGATTCTCAGGCAGAGGAAGAGAGCATGGATGAGGAAGAGGAGAACAAGGACAGCTCTGAGGATGAGTCAAAGTCCTTAAACGCTGATTCCGCAGACAAGATTGTTCGCCAAAGATTAGCAATCTGCCGCATCGGAGACAAGCTCAATATGGATGGTCTTGAGAACATGAGCATTAAGCAGGCCAAGAGAGCAATCATCTCTAAGGTGCTTCCTGCAATGAGAGTTGATGGAAAGTCTGAGTCCTACATTGATGCGATGTACGATCTGGCTGTTGGTGAAGTAAAGAACCGGAAGAGCGTTTCCTATCAGAAGAAGCAGATGTTCAATGAGCAGAAAAGAAGAAACGACTCTACCGAGAGCATGGCATCTTCCGCAAGAAAGAAGATGATTGACAGAGAAGGAGGTAATGAATAATGGCAGCTCAAACAAGTTATGGATTCGGCACTGCAAAGGGTGTCCCTGGGGGAAAGTACGACCTTTCTTTTGATGAGGTTGTTACTAGAGCTAATCAGGAAGATGATGGAAAGATGAGATTCGGTGTTGCGGTTATTTCCGGAACTGTTCCTGGCAAGAATGTAAAGCTTCCTGTTGCAGGAACCACCGATGAAAAGTTTGAAGGCGTTACCATTGCTCTTCCGAACACTGAAGTGGAGATGAACGGAAAGGTTGTTCTGAAGAAGAACGCAACACTCGGGGTAATGAAGCGAGGAAACATTTGGGGCAGAATTGGAAGTGGTGTAACACCTGTTTCCGGAGAGACTGCCTATGTTATTTTAACTGGTGCTGATGCAGGTTCTTTCACAACGGAGTCTGCTAGCAACCTCGATGTTGGAGCTAAGTTTGGAAGCGAGTCCGATGAAGGAATTGCTGTGATTGTACTGTAATAGGAGGTAAGAAACGATGAAGATGAAATACAACCCTGAAATGCCATCAAGCGGATATGATAAGGCTGATTACAATGCCTTACAAGGTTCCAACCTTATGCCTGCTTTGAAGAATGATAGAATGTGCCGGTTCGATAGCGTGGACGATGCATCTACTTTCTTTGCAAGAGAGTTAGACTACATCAAGGCTAAGTCTTACGATAAGATTTATCCTGAGTTTTCCGCATTGAACCACTTTCCTATCACTCACGAAGTTCCTGAAGGTGCAGAAACAACCACTTACTACAGCTATGAGAAAACCGGTATTGCACAGATTATCAGTAACTATGCAACCGACCTTCCTAGAGCTGATGTAAAGGGTAAGCCTAGCACTGCTTATGTTAAGTCTGTAGGTTCTTCCTATGGATATTCTGTTCAGGATATGAGAGCGAGCAGAATGGCAGGAAAGTCTCTTGATGTAAGAAGAGCTGAAGCGGCAAGATACACTGTTGATCGTACCATCAACAACATTGCCTTTGCCGGAAGCAAGGAGCATAACCTTGTTGGAGCTTTGTCCACTGACAATAACATTCCGCTTTACACCTTAAAGCAAGTGACAGTTGGTGGAACACAGTATACTGATTTTAAGCATAAGACAGCGATGGAGATTCTTGATGACATTAACGGAATGTTTGCTTATCAGTCCAAAATCACCAATGGAGTAGAGAGAGCAGACACCTTAATGGTTCCAAACAGTGTCTACATCGACTTGTCCACAAGACAGGTTCCCAACACCGGATATACTGTTCTGAAGTTCCTTTTGGAGAACGCTCCATACCTCAAGAATGTTGTTCCGGCTCCTGAGCTTGAGGCTGAGGCAACAGATACCAACCCTTACAAAAAGGGCGTTATGTTCCTTTATACCAATTCTGAGGAGAAGTTAAGCTTAGAGATTCCTATGCCATACTACCAGTACCCACTTCAGAATAGAAACCTTGAGGTTTTGGTTCCATGTGAGGAAAGAGTGGCAGGACTTATCATCTATTATCCGTTCTCTGCATTGATTGCGGCAGGCGTGTAAGAAAGGGGAAAAGAATATGAAGATTGAAAACATTTCATCCAAAGTAATTGGCATCGGAAATGTAACTGTACTTCCTGGGGAAACCCAGGTAGTACCTTCCGATTTTGAGAACAGTCCAGTTCTTGAGATTTACAAGAGTGTTGGATTTATCAATATAACCGGAGAGGCAACAGCACCAAAAGCTCCTGCTGTTGAGGAATCTCCTGTTATTGAGGAAGCTCCTGCTGTAGATGAAGCAGAGAGCAAGAAGGCTAAGTTAGCACTTCTCAAGACCGCATCCGATGAAGTTGTCGCTAAAATGGCAAATGAATTAGGAATCAATCCTGCTGACTGCAAGGATCTCGCTGATGTGAGAAAGAAGGTTAAGGAAGCTCTTTCCTAATCAAGGAGGTAAACTGATGAAGGCCTTAGATATATTCCGTATGGTCGCAAAGGAATTTAGCAATATACCGGACAATGACAAAGTAGATGATTCAGGGGCAATCATCCAGTATGGTGTCCAGTCGTTTATTGACTTGTATGCAGACCAAATCAGCAAGAAAAGGTTTGGTACTGCATACGAAAAGGCATTAGCTTATTTGACTGCTCACAAACTGAAAATGAATGGATATGGAGATACCGGAACAGGAACCATTGCAGATTCGCTAAGAGTCGGCTCATACTCTGAAGGAGAAACATCTATTAGCTACACAACCGGACAGCAAACCAATCTACAAACAGATGCAGAGTTCGCCCTCACTGTTTATGGATTGGAGTTCTTAACTCTTAGGAGAAATGCTGTTGTTCCGATTGTATCAGCAGGAGAAGCCCCATGAGTGTAAAGATAAAGGACAAGATAACCAGTGATGGAAAGAAACTTGAAAGGCTCCTGAAGGAACTGGCTGAAAAACAAGTCCGAGTTGGATTCCAACATGGAAAAGCAACTGAGGAAGATGGAACAGACATTTGCGACATTGCCGCATGGAATGAGCTAGGAACAGTTAATATGCCCTCAAGACCATTTTTGAGGATGAGCGTAGATGAAAACGAAGCAAAGATTAAAGCTTTTCTCCGGAGTCAAAAAAAGAATATTTTAAGTGGGGCATCAGGAGAACAAGTCCTCAAGGAAATAGGGATATTTCAGAAAGATTTGGTCCAAGAGAAAATCACCAATGGAAGCTTTGCTCCCAATGCTCCCTCGACAGTAATGGCAAAAGGTTCCTCTAAACCTTTGATTGATACTGGAAGAATGAGGCAATCTGTAAACTATGTAATACAGCAGAAAGGAAGTGGGGACTAATGAACTTCCTAAAGAGGAATTATCGTTTAAGGCGTTTTTTGGAGCCTGAACTTGTTAAAGGGTATTTTTCTATACCTTACGAAGATAAAACGCTCCCTATGGACATACAGACATTGGAGGACGAGGTAGAGACTACTCAAGAGGGAAGAAGGTCTATACAGAGGCTCCGGGTTTTTTGTGACTTTGAAATCCTTGTTGAGGATGAGGAAAAGAAGCAGAAAGCAGACAGAGTATGGTTCCAAGGGAAGTGGTTTGAGTGTCAATCCAGTAGGTTAAGTGAGAATACTCCATTAAGGCACTGGACAGCTAGGTTCGTTCAATGCTTAGATTCCGAACCTGGTCCCGAAGAGGAATAAAAAATGAAAATGGAAGAGATTGAGAGTATCGTCTATGAGATTGTTTCTGATTTTTTCCATGGAGCCACAGTGATATGGGCAGAGCAGGTCAACACAAAGCCTACTCTGCCTTTTGTTACGATTAAAACCGGAAACATAAATAGAACAAGGTTCCCTATCATAGACGAAGAAGGTAGGCGTTTTTATCCATGCAGTACCATTCTTGAAATCAACCTATATACCAAAGGAAAGCCGGTTATGGTTGGAACAAAGGTTACTGGAAATTACGCCAATACATCAGCCAGTGACTTGCAGGATTTTTTCAGTTATCTCGATTCTGAAAACATAGTAGACAAACTTGCTATGAATGGAATTGATATTTCCCTTGAAGGACCGATAAGAGATTTAACCAATCTGCAAAATGATAGCAAGTTCAGATACCGAGCCATGGCAGAAGCCACCTTGTCTTATGCACAAGAAGCCAATGGAGCCTTCGGTATAGGTGGTTTAGAAATGCCCAATCCTTCAGGAGGAGGAACAAGCGAAATGCAAGAAGCTTCCACTGAAGAGATTGTTGGTTTTGAAATTAAAGAGGATAAATAAGGAGGCAAAAAATGAAGAATAATGCACTAGACGACATTATCAAGTGTGATGTTGAAATCTCTAGCCCCGGCTCAAATGATGTGAGCTTTGACAGCATCCTGCTTGTTATTTCCGCTCCTGCCGTAAAGGGGAAGGAAACAGCTACAGGAGCAACTGCTATTTCTAAAGCGGAGAAGTTGCTTGATTATGGGTACACTACAGAAAGTGCGGCATACATTGCGGCAAATGTTGCTTTTTCACAGAATCCTGCTCCTGAGAAGCTGTATTTCATCGCTAGAGGAAAGGTTGCTGACAAGGAGACAAATGAGGATATTGCTGTAACACTGGCTAAGGCCAATGCAGATGTGTCCTTTTACGGATTCCACCTTACGGAGTTCAGAGACAGCAAGGATGTTGAAGCGGCAAAGGTTTGGGCAGAAGCCAATGAGAAGCTGTACGGATTTGAGTACACAGATATTGAGAATTGTCCTGTAAAGACCTTCAACTATTATAGAACCTTTGGTTTGTTCTCCGGATTACAGGATGGACAGGCTGAAGGTCAGTCTACCGCAGAGAATCAGTATGCGGCACTTGCATGGATGGCTAAATGTTTTGGCTATAATCCTGGAACAGAAACATGGAACATTAAGGAACTTACGGCCATTACACCTTCAAGACTATCCGCAGAACAGAAGAAGTCTCTTCAGGAAAAGAATATCAATGCTTTCCTGAGATATGCAGGATGTAATTGCACTATCGGAGGAATGAGTCTTAATGGAGAATGGATTGATGTTGTGCGATTCAGAGATTGGTTAAAGAATGAAATGCAGATCAGGCTCTTTAATGCCTTGAAGGTCAATAGAAAGGTTCCATTTACTGATAGTGGAATTGGATTGATTGAAGGCGTTATGGAGTCTGTACTGAAGCAGGGACAGGACATTGGTGGAATTGCTCCTACTGAGTACGACAGCGATGATAACCCTGTATTTGGCTATACTGTTACAGTGCCAAAATCTGCAAACCTCACTGAAGCAGAAAAGAAGAGCAGAAAGCTTACTGGATGCAAATGGTCCGCAAAACTTGCAGGAGCCATTCATGCGGTTGAGATTGGTGGAAACCTAACATTCTAAGAAGGAGGATAGAACTATATGAGTAAAGTTACGACTTACAATCCAAAGAAAATCACTTGTGCATTAGGTAGACACATGGTTTCCGGATATGCAGATGATTCCTTTATCACCATTGAACCGGCAGGAGATGGAACTTCCTATGTTATCGGTGCTGATGGAGAAATTGCTCGAAGCATAGATCCGTCAAGTGTGTATACTGTAAAGCTTGCTTTGTTGCAGGCATCTTCAACAAATGGATATTTGCAGAAAATGTACGACAAGGACAAGAAAGATGGAACCGGTACATTCAGTGTCAATATTGCTGACTTGCTCGGTAATGAGAAGTTTACCGGAGCAACAGCATGGGTGACAAAACCTGCTTCCTGGGCAAGAGGAAAAGCACAAGGTAACAGAGAGTGGGAAATTGTTGTTGGAGAAGGACAATTCAAGTAGGAGGAATAAGCTATGGCTTTGAAACAAATGGAGTCCGTTAAAGAGAGCATCGGAGGCAATACCTTTTACATTAAGCCGTTCCCTGCACTTAAAGCGGCTAACTTAACAGGAGAATTGGCATCCGTTCTTTCCCCTATCCTTGGTGCTTTTGCACCATTGGTAGGGGATTCTAATTTGCTTGATGTTGATGCAAATGTTGCGGCAGAAGCACTTTCCAATATTCCGTCAATCAGTGGAGATAAGATTGAGAGCTTGGTTAAGAAGCTTTTGCTCGGAGGAAACATTGTCGTTGAATATGAAACCGAAGATGGAGAGAGCCAACAGGAAACACTGGACAAGGATCTAGCAGATGAAATCTTCTGCGGTGATGTTCAGGATTTGTTTATGCTGTGTTTTTATGTTATCCGGCTCAACTTTAATGGTTTTTTCAAGAGGCTAACCACCCTATCTGGGAAAGCCGAACAGGTGGTAGCGAAGAAACAGAGAAAGAGATTGTAAAGTTCGGCAAGTTTGACTACTCACGATTTAGCGAATTGGAGTTGCGATGTTACATCCTTGTTAAGTCAGGTATTGTCTCTCTGACTGAGCTTAAAGAAAGCTATACACTGGATGAAATGTTGAAATTGTATGCCTTGTATTCTATGCAGATTGATATAGAAAAAGGCAGAGCTGAAGAATTGGAAAGGAGGTCTTAATCGGTGACAATAAGAGATATAGCTATTGCTTTTGGATTTGATGTTGATAAAGCATCACAAAAAGAAGCTGAAAATAGTATAAAAGGCATTAAGAACTTAGCTACAAAAGTTCTCGGTGGAATAGCAATCGTCTTTTCCATTGCAAAACTCAGTGCTTTTAAAGATGAGTGTGTTTCTGCCGCATCCAATGTTCAGGAAATGGAGAACAAGTTCGATGTTGTTTTCGATAGCCTTGCCGAAGGTGTGGACAAATGGGCTGAAGAATTTGCCGATTCCGTAGGAAGAAACAAAAACACTATTAAGACCTACCTAGCTGACCAACAGAATTTGTTGGTCGGTTTTGGTATGACTAGAGAAGAGGGAGCGAAGCTCTCTGAAGAAATGACTTCCCTAGCCTTGGATATTGCTTCCTTTGCCAATCAGGATGAAGATACAGCAGTTGATGCTATGACTAAGGCAGTAATGGGGCAAAGTGAAGCGGCAAGAACACTAGGAGCTGTCCTTAATGATTCTACAAGGGCAGAGACAATGTTAGCCCTTGGTATGCAAGGAAGCTATGAGAAGCTTACACAGCTTGAAAAAATGCAAGTAAACTATAATGCCATCTTGAGGCAATCTCCTGATGCTATAGGTGATTGTGTGCGAAGCCTTGGCTCATACGAGTCCTCGCAAAGGCAGTTAAAAGCTTCTCAGCAAGAATTTAAAGAATTTATCGGAGGACAGCTCATTCCGGTAATGACTTTGTTTGCAAGGATGCAGATAGCACTTGTTAAAGGAGCCACAAAACTTGCAAAGGCCATCTTGACCGACTCTGAAGGAAATAGCCGATTAGCCAAAACATTTGAAAGAGTGCAAGCGGTAGTAAAGCGGCTACAGCCTACAGTTGAGAGGTTCACAAGCTCCATGAAAAGAGGAATCTCCAAAGGTGTTGATATTGCCAAACGGATCATAGATAGATTCGGAGGGATGCAGAACGCCTTGAAGGTTCTTGGTATTGTTGCCGGAGCTTTTCTTCTTGTGATGAATTGGTCCAAAGTTGTTTCAGGAGCAAAGCAGTTTATGTCTGTTATTCAAGGCATTGGAAAGATGTTCTCAATGTCTTCTTTAAAAGTTCTCGGATTAGTCGCTGTTATAGTTATCTTAGCCCTCATAGTTGAAGATTTTATTAACTTTATGATGGGTAATGATTCTGTAATAGGGACTCTTTTTGAGAAAGCAGGAATAAACGCAGATGAGGTTAGAGAGAAAATCTTTAATGCCTTTGAAAAGGTAAAGACCTTCCTGATTACAGCCTTTGAGTTCATCAAGACCAATGCTCTCGGATTCATAGAGAAAATCAAGGAGTTCTTCTCTGTCCATGGAGAAGAAATAAAGAATATCTTTGCAAAGATTTGGAAGACTATATCAGACGATTTCAATAATGGAATCAAACAGATTGTTGCGGTTGCAAAAGCAATCTTTGGTCTGCTTGAGGCGTTTTGGAAGGCTTGGGGAAGTACGATAATTACATTTTTTGTCAATACATTCAACAACTTGAAGCAGTTATTCAGAGGCTTCATGAAGGCTGTTGAAGGAGTATGTCAACTTATCAAAGCCATCATTACCGGAGATTTCAAAGGAGCTTTTGAGGCATTGCTTCAAATTATTTCCGGAATCTTTGAAATGATTATGGCTGTTGTTCAGCAAATGCTCAACCTGATTGTGACCATAATCACGATCGGACTTGGGGTACTAATGTCTATATGGACAGCGATATGGCAAGCGATATGTGATTTCTTTATTGGTATATGGAATGGAATCGTTGCCGTTGTGACCTCAATTTGGGCAGGAATAACAGGGGCAATCACCGGGGCTATAAATTCTATACAGACAGTGATTCAAACGGTCCTTGAGGCTATATTTGCATATTTCAGCACAATATTCACGAACATCTCCACTTTTGTTTCAACTACATTCACGAATATCCTTTCAGGTGTTACCGGAACAGTAGGAAACATCAAGGATTCCATCGTAAATGGCTTTACAGCCGCCGTTGATTACATCAAGGGATTGCCAGGTGAAGCTCTGAAGTGGGGTTCTGATATTATTGATGGAATTGTAAAAGGAATCACCGGTTCTATCGGAAGGGTTCAGGAAGCTGTTAAGGGAGTGGCTGATAAGATTAAGTCCTTCCTGCATTTCTCTGTTCCTGATGAAGGCCCATTGACTGACTATGAAACATGGATGCCTGACTTCATGGGAGGTCTTGCAAGTGGCATTGAAAAGAGTCAAGGAAGAGTTATTGAAAAGATTAGAGGTCTTGCAGGGGGAATCAAAACTTTGATTAATGGAGCGACTGCTTCTGCCTCTACTGCGGCTAGTAGTCAAGTGAATAATGCGACTTCCAACATGACACAGAATGTAAACATCAATAACAGTTATTCCGGAGGAACCATGGAAACACAGAGGAATGTGTCAAGAGCTATGAACAAAGCTGCTGTTGACTCTACAACTCAAATGGCAAGAGGTCTTGCCTATGCAAGGGGGTAAGATATGATAAGAAAATTACAACCTGTTTCTGTTTGGGGTATTGAGTTTGATGCCTTGATAGAAGAAACAAAAAGCATGAGTTCCAACATTCCTGAATATCCTGTAGAAGATGGTTTTTCCGTATCTGATACCATAATCAACGAACCTATTCAGGTTTCAATGACCTTGTTCTTGAGCAACACTCCGGTAACATGGCTTTATCGGCATGGCTCGTCAAAGGGCAGGGTACAGAGAATCTGCAAGATGATTGAGCAACAATGGTTTCAGAAAAACCTAACCAAAATAGTTACCGCAGATACCACCTATACGAATATGGGAATCACTAGCATAAGCATCAAGAAATCAAAAGACCTTGGGTATTCAAGGGAAATAGCTATTACCGCAAAGAAGGTAAGAGTGACTGAATTACAGACTGTTAGTGTTCCTGATTATATTCTAAAATCCGGAAGCAGTATGGCTGATGCAGGAAAAGCGACAACTTCCAAAATATCGGCAAAGGCATCCGGAACTGAAGCTGAAGCATCCGTAGCATCTGCAAATGATTCTTCCGCATCAGGTGGTGGTAAAGCAGGAAACAAAAAAGGTGGAAGTGGTGCTAAGAAGTCCACTTCCATTTTGTATGGTGCGGCAAAAGGAATAGGAATGATTTAAGGAGGGGAGTTAATGTTCTATATTCATGTTCCTGATTTGAATGATAGTATTTCCGCTCTCTCCATAGATGGCAGGGAATACAATCTCAGGTTTACTTTTAATGAGAAATACAATTATTGGAGCTTTGGAGTTTACGATTCCAAAAAGAATCCGCTTGTTGCCATGACTAGGATAGTTCCTAACTTCCCATTGCTCCATTACTACACCGATACAGATTTGCCTAATGGTGCATTTGGTTGCATATCGGACAAAGATGAAGTTGGACGAAATGCTTTTAAGGATGCAACAGCAGAATTTGTTTACATACCTTATTCGGAAATGGGGGGATTAGATGCCTAATGGAAATTGGTTGAGGACTTACACTATTAGAGCAGGCCCAAAAGGAGGAACCGGATTTGAAATTGGAAACAAGAACAGCATTAGCGAAGATTGCCTTCATGTTTCTTTTTCCGCTGAAAAGTCTAATGCAGAAAATCCGAATGATGCAAAGCTTCAGATATGGAATCTTTCGGACAGGAATTTAGGAATCTTAGAGTCCAAAGACTGCATTGTTGAACTCAAGGCAGGATATGGGACTAGGAGAAGTCTTATCTTTGTTGGGAATGTGTCCTCCGCAATCACGACTCTTGACAATGCGGATAGGCTTACAGAGCTATCTATTGTTGATGGACTGGTTGAACTCAGAGACACAAACATTTCGGTATCTCTTAATGGAAAAGTTGATTGCAAGTCTGTGTATCAGAAGATTGCAGATGAAATGGGAATTGCCATCAAGTTTGCACCTGACCTAACTTTTGTTGTCCTTCCTAATGGTTTTTCCTATGTTGGAAAAGCAAAAGGAGCATTGCAAAAGATTGCTCAGTGTTGTGGACACGCATGGACGATACAGAATCAGGTATTACAAATAACAATGCCTGGAAAACCAATAGAAACTCAAGGCTATTTGCTATCCTCTGAAACAGGTCTTATCAAGATACCGAAAAGAATCACAATCGGATCAGGAGAAGAATCTAAAACAGGATGGGAAGTAGAATATCTGCTTAATGGAGCAATCGGCATCAATGATATTGTTGAGCTGAGAAGCAAAACAGTAAGCGGATATTTTTTGGTTCATAAAGTCACTATTGATGGAGATAACATGAGTGGTGATTGGGTTTGCACAGCACAACTCCTGAAGATTCCTGAAACTAAGTAGGAGGTTCAAATGTTGCAAGAATTTACAAGCGAAATTGAAAAGACAGCAAAATCTGTTGTTAATGAAATCCATACAGCTCTTCCCGGAGAAATAATAAGCTTTGATGGGAGCGTTGCGGCTGTTAAGCCACTTGGAAACTTTGTAACATCGGATGGAGCCGTTCTTGAATATCCTGTAATCACGGAGGCTCCTGTTTGTTTCCCTCAATGCACAAGCGGCAATATCTCAATATGCTTTCCGATAAAAGCAGGGGATAGCTGCTTAATCATCATTTCAGAGGTTGAGCTTGATGCATGGAGAAGTGGAGCTAAAGCTGAAGGCTCTCTGAGGTTTGACCTGACAAGCGGAATTGTTATTTCTGGGCTTCAAAAAGGAATGAACGAAACTGCTAAGAAAGCCATTGCTGAAAATGCTGTTGTTGTTTCCAATGGCTCCACCACTCTAAAGGTAAAAGCTAATGGAGTATTTATTGAAGGAAGCCTTAATGTTACCGGTGATGTAAGGTCCGGAGGAATATCTCTTAAAGGGCATACTCATACTGATAGCGAAGGAGGAAGCACGAGTACAGCTCGCTAATGGCTAAATTATTCATCTATAGCCACAGGGAGCGTTTATTTCTACATTGGCTATAAAATATCCACCTATGGATAGAAAAAGCCGGAAAGGAGGTTTCTGTGGATTTAATGCTCACCAAAGATGGTGACTTATATATTTCCAAAGATGGTGATATAGCCATTGAAGAATCCGTTTCACAAAAAATCAAGATTCGCCTGAAGTGGTTGCTTAATGAGTGGCGGTTCGATAAAGAGGAAGGTCTTGCATTTAAGGAATTACTGTTTATCAAGAATCCGGATATTGACAATTTCGAGATGGCGGTTCGAGAAAAGATATTTGAAGTAGAAGAAGTTGTAGAGGTCAAAGATGTGTCTATCTACTATTCGAGTAAGGATAGGATAGGCACTATTTTGTTTACGGCTTTAACTGATTTTGAAACCATAAGAGGGGAGGTGGTAATAGATGGCAAAATACGGAGTGACTGATAAAGGGTTCAATGTCAAGCGATTGGACACGATAATGGATGAGGTTCATGCCGATCTGACTGAAGCCTTTGGATTTGACACTAGGCTCACTAAGCCTTCTTTCCTTGATGTTCTCGTCAAGACTTTTTCTTATCAGATTGCAGATTTGTGGGAGACAGCACAGAACAACTACTATGCAAAATATCCCGGAACAGCAACCGGAATCAATCTTGATAATGCAGTGCAGTATGGAGGAATCCGAAGAGCTGAAAATAAAAAGACTAGGTATCGGTTGCATTGTACCGGAGATGATGGTTCAGAAGTTCGAGAGGAAGCCATCGTTGCAACAGATACAATGCCGCAAATTCGTCTTAGAAGTGCAAAGCCATTCACCATTACAAGAGAAGCTTTTAACAAGGTATCTGTAAGGGTGGCTTCATCTCAGATCGGAGTCTATTCTTTGACTATAAACGGAACTCTATATTCCTTTAGGAGTCAAGATGGAATTGATGGAACAATCTTGGATGGTCTTGCTAAGGCCATAAAGGATGATAGCTACAAAGTCGAAGTCAAAGGGACAGAACTCATTATAGAGGATAAGACTTTAGGTAGGAGTAATGAGTTAATCCTGTCAGATAACCTTACTACCGGAAGTGTTACTGTAATAGCTGAATTTGTTACCGAAAGCTATGGAAAGATAACAATTCCTCATGGAGTTGTTAGCAAAATGGTAAATAACATTGCAGGATTCAATTCTGTAACAAACCTATTGGAGCCTATTTATGGGCGGCTGAAGGAAACAGATATTGAGTTAAGACATTCATACATTGCAAAATCCGCTTTAAGGTCCAATACCATGATTGAGTCCATTGTTGGAGAGTTATTGAACAATGTTGAAAATGTTGAAACGGCTTCAGGGTATGAGAACGCTACTAATGAAGTCGATTCCAGAGGGCTTCCACCACACAGCATTGAGCTAGTTGTTGAAGGAGGAGATGAGAACGCTATAGCATCTGCGATTCTCAGAAGAAAAGCAGGAGGAATCCAAACATTTGGAAGTGTAGAGGTTCAAGTATCTGCAAGTTATGGCGATGTAATTCCAATCCGGTTCAACAGGCCCAGTTATCTTTACACATGGATCAAGGTTATTCTGCATGGCAAAAAGGATGAGCTTCCTGCAAAATATCCATCCCTTGTTATCAATAGCTTAATGGAGGAGTCTAAGAAGTTTGTTGCAGGGCAAAATCTTCTTGTTCAGTTATTCAACGAAGGAATTTATAATTCCGTTCCTGGCATTACCTATGTTGAGATTAAGGTTGCCCATGGTGACTCAGCAGGATTTGTTCCTAGAGAATCTGATTACAAGGCAAAGAACATCATAGTAGATTCAAGGCAAAAAATCTTGATTGATGAAAAGAGAATCGAGGTGGCTTTCAGTGAAGATACTATATAACTGGCTTAATGATTTACCGCAACAGTTCCTTGAAAAAGAAAGAATAGAAGCAGTTATAAAGGCTTTCTCCAAACAAATGGAGGAAGTCAATTCTGCTTTTATGGAGCTTGAAACATTAACAGATATTGACAGTGCCACTGGGAAGAATCTTGACATGGTTGGAACCATTGTGCCAGTCAGTAGAACAGAAGCTTATAACATTCTCAGGAAGGCAAAGGAAACCACAATTTCAGATGATTTATATAGGCAAGTTTTGAAGTACAAAATGCTTAGAGATACATCATCCTGCACTTACTACGATATTGTGGAATCAATTCGTATGTTGTGGAAAGCCGGAGATATACATTATTCGGAGAAAAAAGATAGTCCTGCGACTATCTTTATTTCCGTTAATGATTCCGATATTGACGGAGTTGATTCCATGTACGGAAGAGCCACGGCTATAAAGCCTGCCGGAGTGAAAATGGTATACACTCAAGGGTATATAGGACGGATTGATGAGAGCGAAATCGAACAGTTTTGGCTCAGAGCTGTTGATACATACTTGGCTATTGACTTTTTCAGGCACTCGAAGCTTTTGGATGGAACAAAGCTTCTTGATGGATCTAGGTTGATGAGTGAAAATTCTCCGGTCAGCATTGGTGTTTCTATTACTAACTATGGAACATACAAAAAGCTAGAGCAGAGTTTTTCCCTGTTCAATGTAATGTATGCGGCAAAGATGCTCACTGCTTTTCAGAATAAGCTTTCCGATTCTATCCGAACAGGATTCTCCGTGAGCTTTCTTGAAACAATGCAAGGAATAGATGTTTCCTTGCCCATTGAGATTATAGAGCCAATCGGAGAGATTGGAGATATGAGCATCACAACATTTAATGTTGGTACTAAATTGCTTGATGGAAGCAAAAAGCTAAATGGAACAAGCATTATGAACTCAATTTATAGAAGGGAGATAGTTGAATGAGTGCAAACAAGAATGTAGTAATCACTTTGGCGGCAAGAAAGAAACTTTTAAGGGCTAGAGCCGGAGATGCCACATTGCCAAAGGTAAGCTCCATGGTTTTTGGAGATGGAGGTGTTACTTCAGATGGAACAGTTATTGCTCCTGCTGAAAATCAAACAGGCCTTAAACATGAATTGATGAGGAAGGCTGTATCAGGACATACATATCCAAATGAAACGACTTGCCGATACACTTGCGAGCTTCTTGAAAATGAGCTTGCAGGGAAGGAAATCTCAGAAATCGGATTAGTTGATACAGATGGAGATGTTCTCTGCATTAAGACCTTCACTCGAAAGGGAAAGGATGATGATGTAAGGCAAACTTACACTATTGATGATGTATTCTAAGAAAGGAGGGACTAATGAAGGATTATTCAAACAACAAACCTGAGTTTCATGCTTCCATTCAGATAGTTGATACTTCCACTCCTGACAATGGAGATAACATCAGCTTGGCGGATCGGCAGAATCACGATAACACTGTTGTTCTGAAAAAAATGGTTGATGAATTGTCCACCAAAAGCGAAACATTGGAAAGAAAAGCCGAAACACTTGAGAATAAAAGCGGAGGGCTAAAATTCCTTGTTTCAGATAATGGGGCATTGACTATTAAATATCCTGATGGAAATGCAGGAGGAAGGGAAAAAGAACTCAAGTTTGAGAACAAAGAAGCCATCGATACAGTAAAGACCAAGACTGAAGATATTGAGCGAGCCTTGAAGGATGAAGAAACAGTTACCCTTAGAGCAAACTCATGGACCAGTTCATCTCCATTTTCTCAAGTTGTCAGTATCTCAAGAGTTAGGCAGACAGCAAGCCTAACCATGGGTAAAGCCTACACAAAGGATAATACCCTTGAGGAGATTGAAACATGGGATGAGATGGCGGCACTTATTACAAGTGCAGATACTCAAAATGGCACTGTTACTTTCTACTGTAAATCCGAAAAACCAACTAAGGATTTCAAGATTAAACTGAAAGGAGCTTTTTCATAATGGGCAATATTTTGATTCCTTTGGGTGGTGCCGGAGGAAAAAATAGAGGCAATGTTGCTGTTTTAGGAGATAGCACTCCATTTACTAAAACAGGAGAAATAGTAAGCCTTCCCCTTCCTGCCGGAAACTACAAGAAAAGTGTAAGCAATCCCAGAACTAACTATGGAGATGGGAAAAATTCAGAATTAACCATATCCAAGGGCTTACTTAAACAGATGGCAATTCATGCCTTTGGAATCGCGTCTATCACAAATTTTAGTGCGGCCATGTATGCTCATAAACAAGTCCGGCTTACATGGGCACGTCCGTCACAGGGCTTGTGGAGTGGCGTGCATTTCGTATTCAAGTACGGAAGTATGCCAGATGGAATTTATGATGGATTTACATTTTTGGATAGCGCCGATGTTCACTACGAAACAACACGCCCATTACAGGAAGGACTGCTTTATATCCGTGCCTACAGCTATGTAGAAACCAACATGGGACGGTGGTACGACTATGACGGCACGCCTGTGTATACTACCATTCAAGTAACCGGAATTAGCGGAGCAGTATCCTTCGGAGCAGGAGCAGGAACTTGGACAGTACCGGCGAATGTTTATAAAATCCGCTATATAC